TCGAAGTCGCACGAGGTACTGCCGCCCAGAACATCGTGTACTGCTCCAAGGAAGAAACCCGTATCGAAGGTCCTTTTCGATATGGTCAGGAACCAGCCGAACCCCCTGGGGCTGGAGCCCGGTCAGATCTCCATGAAGTCATGGATCTAATTCGTGATGGTGCTACGAATTTTGATTTGTTTGTAAGTCATCCCTCGGTGATGGCTCGTTATTCTACTTGGGTTAACTCGTTCCGTGCTCACTACCTCGAGTCTCTGGTTGTAACCACCCCATTTGCTCCCAGACCTGGTTGGCAAATGGATCTTGATACATTGATAAATGGGGTGGTATCTCGTCGTAAGGTTGTCTGGATGTGGTCTCATCATGGTGAAGCAGGCAAGTCTTACTTTGCCGATCATTATGATCCGAAGGTCTCTCATGTTATAACGGGTGGTAAACATGCCGATATTTACTACACGTTGTCCCACATTATCCATGGTCTAAAGGTCGTATTCTTTGATTATGGCCGTTCTGGGGGTGAAATGGCCTATCCCGTGATTGAGAAACTTAAGGATGGGATGTTCACCACTACGAAGTATGAAAGTCGAACTGTTAGGTTTAATCCAGTTCACGTTGTCGTCTTTGCCAATGAATGTCCCATAAGAGACAGATTAAGTGAGGATCGTTGGGATATTAGACAGATTATTGAATAAATTTTTTTATTTACTATTTTAAATATTTTTGTGCCCGGCCCACGTAGTGGGACGAACCCGCGACCAACCGCCAGGCGGGCGCGCTGTTTTATTAACTATACATACTCCCACCCACTTTGAGATTACAAAAATGGCCCTAGCGGCGAGCGGTCATACGGTTGTAATTGTTTGTCCATTTTGTCTATCTAATGCTGGTTGATGACCTGCATATGGTAGACATTTATATCTGAACTTTTTATTCATCGCAGTTAATTGAAAGTTGTAATTAGCCGGGTTTGTCGTAGTCATGATAGGCGCGGCTACAATCATAATACCTTTTGTTTGTCCTTTAATACAATAGACATCTTTTGCTGTTTGGCTGTTGTAGATTCCCTTTGTGTGCATGTCATAATGGAAAGGTGCTGGGGATGCGATTCGTATTCTAGTAACCTTTACAATTGACCAATATTTCTTGAAAAGAGCACATTCTTTTGGTGTTGCTCCTTTAATTAGTGCGGTACTCACTGCGTCTCCTGTGAATGCTGCGTTTTGTACATTTAGAGAATTAACCCATGCATCAGCAGGGGTTGCATAATCTACTTCTGATATATTGGATGCGGCAATGCATTCATATATATCACAATATAAGGGGTTCGTATCGGTGTATTCGTTATTGAAACATTGGATATCGAAGTTATATGAGGCGGCATACCAGAACTTGACTACATCAGTGTTTCTGGTGGCGTCTGATACAATGGCGGATGATTCGATATGTCCATAGTTACGTAATTTAATGTAGATGTGTGTTAAGTCTTTAGCAACTGCAGTGGTATCATTAAGTTGACCACTAGCAAGTTGCCATCCATAACTGAAAACTCTTCCAAAGAGATCTTGCACCTGATAGCTGTTCGATGCGGCGGGTGCGATACTCAGTTGATTACTGTGCGATATTGTCCAAAATGATGTTTGTGGTAACTTGTTGATTACTTTCTTAACTTTAGTGGCGAAGGTCTTTTTTTTGATCTTCAGCCGCTTAGTTGGTTTACGACGTTTGCTATATAAGCTAACGCTATTGAAAGTACTATTAAGATTAGTTCGTGTATCATCATTCGCAGGTCGACCACCGATGTCTTGTCTTTTGCCTCCGCCTCCTTGGGCCCCGGCCTTTCGTTTTCGATTATAGGCGGATGAGCCTGCATATCCGGCGATAGCTGATCCGACGTATGGTGCAGCCTTACTGGCGTAGTAGGCTCCTTTACTATGCAATGCTCTGGCCATTGCTGGTCCGTAATATCTTTTTGCGAGCATGAATGCTCCCTTTGCCATAGCTCCATATACCATGTTTGCTTCGCTGGAACAGTGACTACTATTTTATATAGTAGTTTACCCCATGCGGGGTTGGGTAAACATACCCGAGTTGAAAAATAATTTTTCACGATAGCAGACCTAAGGGGTAATACATATAAGAGAGCTAGGATCAGGCGAAGCCTATTATTACCTAGCTCTCCTCTGTTCCCGATACAACATGCCCTCTGCTCCTCGAACTCCATTATCCAATCGTTGGTGCTTCACTATCAACAACCCTGATGTTGAATTGCCGTTTAACAACGTTCCAGCACGGATTAACTACATGATTTATCAGCTTGAATCCGGTGCAAACGGCACTCGTCATATACAAGGTTACTTGGAAACCACTGGTCCACGTATCCGTCGTTCCTGGCTGGTATCTAACGTCCCGTTTCTTGCTCATGCTCATGTCGAAGTCGCACGAGGTACTGCCGCCCAGAACATCGTGTACTGCTCCAAGGAAGAAACCCGTATCGAAGGTCCTTTTCGATATGGTCAGGAACCAGCCGAACCCCCTGGGGCTGGAGCCCG